TTTGGAAAATGCGCAGAAACGTACGCCGGCTCAGGCTTCGCGTGATAGGGCGCTCGGTATGGAGGGCGGCGCGCCTTTAGCCAAATCCAAAACCGTTTTGCGCATGTTTATCATGCCCGTTGCTGGGGCCAATCTCTTCTAGATCCAGGCCGGCCGACGACAACAATGATAGCGGGATCTTGTAGCACGAGCCACGATCGCCACCTACGAGCCGCGCCTTTGCGCGATACCCATCCTGCTGTTTTTCGATCACGCCTGATTCACACCACTGGCGCACAATAGAGTTAGGTGCATAGCCAAGCTGCTCAAGAATTCTCTTGAGCGGATCGATGAACACTCCCAACGATCCGTCTGTGTCAATCCCTTTTGGCAGGCGAGCGAGCCAACCTGTTGCCGGTGGTTTATCAATGCTCGACTGAGACGAACCAAGGATCTGCGACTGTCGAGCGCCGAGATAGTCGGCGAGATCTTCGAGCGCCTTGCGCGGCCTTGAAATTTGGCTGATCTCGCGCGCGAAATATTCGACGCATCGTTGCACGCTTGAAAATTCGTCGATGCCCCATGGAAGATCCAGCGCATCAATCGCCAGCTCTGCAGCAATGCCGAGCACCGCCATGCACGCGGCCATCCTGCCAACCACATTTTGATCGGGCAGGTCGCTCATTTGCGCGGCATATTCGTCCTGTAGTTCGGCGTGCCTTTGACGCCATTTTGGCCAGTCGGCTTTGTGCTCGAGGATGAACGTCACCCACGCTTCGCCTGCATGGCCGCAGTTTGCGGCCATCTGCGATTTGAGCCGCGCAACTTCCGCTCCTGTCATGCCGTCCGTTGGAGATCCCCAAACACTGAGCACGCGAGCTGCGGCGCCGCCGCCTTGCATTAGATCGGAAAGCTTTTGCTCACCAGTCGTAAGAAGAACCGTTCGCCATTTTGCCGTGGCGCGTGAGCCGGTCTTTGCGCCGCGCATTTTGCCTTGGCCGGTGATGCTGTAGATCGTGCTTTCTAGGATCGGTCGTTTTCCGAATCGCACTTCCGCCGACTGCGTTTCGTCTATCAGCGTTGGAAGATCCGTCATGGTCGCCATGTAGCGTTCAATGCCGGTCTGCGTGGCGCTCCAGTTTTGCAATAGAGACGAGTCCTCGCTTTCGCTGTTTTCTCCCCACACACTTGCAGCCAAACGCAGCGCCGTTGTTTTTCCTCCGCTCGTCTTGCCGGCCCACTCCACTGCAAAATTCGACGCGCCAAGCGGCTTGAGAAGCGGTGCCGCGAGAGACGCATACAATGCGAGCTCGAGCCGCGGGAATGCGTGTATAGACCGCAGCATGTTCCGCCATTCGCCCATTGTCCCCGACTTTTTGCTGAGACCTTCGACCAGTTGCAATTCGCCATCTCCTGACGCTGCGAAGTCGACGCGCTTCTCTTCATCGCCGATGAAGTTTTGACCGAGCACGAAACCGCCATCTTTCTGATACCCGCAAGTTTCGCTCACCTGCCGATGATCGATTTGATGCTCATTGGTCCGCATGTACGAATCAATCCAGCGCACGAGCTCGCGCCGATTTTCCGATGTGACAGGGAACCCATACGCGCAAAGGATCGGCATTTTTGATGCGTCAAGACCTTGCTCAGCTGGCACGGCGCGTTTGGCCCATCCAGAGCCACGGCGCGATGGCCACGCAAGCTCTATCTCTTGCGTTCCGTTACGGTGATGCAGGATCGCCGAAACGATCGGAACGCGATCACACACCGCAACGTGGCGGGCAATTGGGCCGTCTTTCGTTTCTCTGATGTCGACACGAAACAACCTGATTGCACCAAGAGGCACCTTTCCGTGTAGCACGTAGTCGCTCGGAAGTTGTGGATCGCCACTGACCGGAAATGCGCCGAATGTCGCGAGCGCATCTCGCATTGTAACGTCGGCATCTGCGTTGTGTTGGTCAATCGCCACTCGACGATCGTGTTCTTTGATCGCTGATTCCACGTCGCGCTTGAGCTTTTTCCGTCGCAACAAATCCAGAATGCCTAGCCACTCGGCGCGTTGATCTCGCGCGGCAAGTAGTCGACCAAACACGCCAGGCAAGAGCGGCGATCGACGATCGTTGTCTATCAGACGCTCTAGCTCTTCAGCGGTGAGCCTTTCAGGGGTCTCCGGCGGCGCGTCTCTGTCGTCTGGCATCGGCGCGTTGACAGAAGGTTGCCCATTGATGCGCTCGAGCCCTTCATTGAGCTCGACCCACTTGCTTGGACTCGGCTTGTGCATCGGCTCGCGCACGGCTCCGAATCCTTTGGCGCGCAGCTCGCGCGCTGCGACCGAGAAATCACCGCCGCAATTCAGCAAGCCGTAGGCGCTGAACTTGTTGTAGGCGCGCTCGGCATCGAACGGTTGCGCGTTGCTTGAGAACACGTAGAGTTTTGATCCGCAGTGGCCAGTCGTCGCGCTGATTCCTCCGTCTTTCTTGCCGGGTCGACGCCAATAGGTCTTGTCGCCGATTGTGCGCAGCGCCTCCCATCCGTGCGGCTCGAGCACTTCAAACCATGACGTGCGCGTGTCGAAGTCTTCGCCGGGCTTGGCGCCTTCGTTCGGCTTGCTCGGTTTCGGCGCGTGGTGTTCCTCCTTGGCCGTAATAGCCTTTTCATTGAACGCGCGCGCCGAATTGATAATAAGATCTGTCTGTTCGGCCGTGAGAATCATTGAACACCAAGCCAACCGCCAGCGATCAATTCGTATCCGGCGGAAGGAGGCGCAACGACGTAGCCCCCTTCTCCTCGAGTCTCGATTATGACATTCGATTTTTTGCCGTTCTTTTCATATGGCACGCTGGCCGTCGCCAGCTTTTGATTTCTGGCCGGCTGAGCCGATCGCATGTACACGTGATGACCGCCAGGAGTTTTGACCAAAGGTAAACGCTCAAGCAATCCGGGCGACACACTTTCAACCAATTCCCGCCACGCATCGAAAGACCCAGGGCGATCAAAGTCGATCACCGTGAGTCCTCCACTTACGGCACCACAAACAATGCCGATCGCAACGTAGTTTTTTGCGAACAACTCGCACACGTCGTCGCGCGTTTGCCGTTTGTCGATCCATTGGCGCCACGTTTTGATCGCTGGGGCTTTTGAACCATCGGCTCTCACTGGTAGGACCTGCAATCCAGAATCGAAATATTGAAGCGCTGTTTCGAGCATGGTCATTGTGCGTTTGTCTTTCTGTAGCGGGCTTTGACGATTAAGCCCTGTGCTTCACGCTTGGTCAGGCCAGGCGGAAGCTCTCTATACATGCGCCTAAGGTAGCCCAGTTGTGCAGGCGTCGCTGTTTCGGTCGCATGCTTCGCCTTCACTTGCAGCTCGAGGTCAGCCGCCGTGCCCTTGCTGATTCCTTCGGTGACCTTAACTCCGGCCTTGCGTAAAAATTCGAGCTGCGTTTTCGCTGCCGCGTCGCCGCGCCACGATGCATCGGCCAACGCCTTGTTCACTGCGTTGACGCGTCGAACATAGTCCTCCGCATAGGCTTGAGCGATGTCCATCGTCACAGGACAATCGGTCAGTGATTCACGCTTGCGGTCTCCGATGCGAATGCCCACGGCATCGACGGTCCATTCTTCGCCGTTCGGCAACATGCGCACCGTGCCGAACGCGCCAGCGTCGAGCAGCCACGCGCCGCCCTCGGCTGGCACCCAGCGAAGCTTGGAGCGAGGCGCCCCGCCGACGCCTTCGATCTGCGTAAGTAGGCGCATCTTCCAGTATTGCTCTGGGTCATAGAGAGGATCGATCCCTATCGGCTTCGGACGCTCGGATGGATCGGGCCGAATCCCGAACAGCACCGCCGCCTGAACGAGCGTGTTGCGCTTCGATGTTCCGACCATGTCTATGACCAGGCAATCGCTCTTGGCCGGATGCAGACGCAGCCCGCGGCCAACGCACTGGATCATGAGCGGCTTACTCTGTGTCGGGCGCGCGAGCACGATCGCGTCGACGCTCGGCTCGTCGAAGCCCTCGGTCAGAACCATGCAATTGACCACGCATCGCAGCTCGCCCGATTGCAGCTTGCGCAAAATGCGGCGGCGCTCATCGCTTGGCGTTTCGCCAGAGAGCGCGGCGACGGCATGACCGCGCTCGCGTAAGTTTGCGGCGACCGCTTCGGCTTGAGCGACAGAGACGACGAAGATCAGCGCCTTGCGGGCCAAGCAGTGTTCTTCGTATGCCGCGGCGATCTCGCCGACGATCCCGGCCTGAAGCAATGCCAGGTCTAGTTGCTTGGCGCCGTAGTCGCCGCGCGCCGACGTGATGGCATCGAGGTCGAGCTTGATCGCGCGCTCGATCACGGTGGGCGCAACCAGGTAGCCTTGCGCGATCGCCGTCGTGATCCCAACCTGGAAAACGATTCCTTCAAACACATCGCTCAGCGCGCCGTTGTCGCTGCGCTCTGGTGTCGCCGTGAGGCCGAGCAACCGCGGGCCTCCGGCGCTCATGCACCCGAGCTCGTCCAACAACGCGCGATAGCCAGGGCTAAGCGCGTGGTGCGCTTCGTCGACCACAACAAGACCGAAGCCTTGGTCCGCAAGTTGGGCAAGGCGCCGCGGTTGCTGCGCTGACTGAATCGACGCGAAGACGACGTCGCGCATGTATTGATTCGATTCGGCTTTGACGATCCCACTCGAGGCCTCGGGCCACACGAGCTTGAGTGCTTGCGCCGGTTGGCTGATCAGCTCCTCGCGGTGCGCGAGCCACAGCGTGCGCGTCTTCATCGCACGCGCGAGAGCAAGGCCGGTGATCGTTTTGCCCATACCCGTGCTGAGCACGATGAGCTGACGCTGCATTGGTGAAGCGATGGACGCTGCGATTGCTAGTTCTTGATACGGACGAAGCGCGATCGGCATTGGGTCCCCTGGCGTAGAGAAGCTCGTGCGGCGAGGAACGCCATCCACGCCGCACGAGCCAAGGACTTCCTATCTACGATGTTGGATTATCGCGCAAGCCTGCCGCAGTCAGAAAGCGACAGGCGCGGCGTTTTGCCGCGGGGCGTTATGGCGCGACGGAGCGCGCGATTGACAAGAGCATGTCTCGGAAGGCGGGCGGCGTGGCTGCGGCGACCTTCTGCTTGAGCCGTGGTCTGTCGTTCGGCCTGCCGCGTAGGTGGTTGCCGCACCACGAGACGAGCGCCTTGCTCTCGGCGTCGAGCGACGTGCGCCAGTCGAGCGACGGGAGCGACGTGGCGCCGTGCGCATAAAGCCACGTCGCTTTCTTCGCCGGGTGTCCGTAGCGTCCCTGCTCGACGTGGGCGACCCAGCCGCCGCAGATCGTTCGCTGCCATCCGCCGGGGTTCGGCGCCGGCAGCCCGAACGCTGCGAATGCGTCGCTGTAGGCCGGATGCTCTAGCACCCCCCCCCCCATCGACGCACAGCGTTAAGCGCGGCCTTGAAGCATCCGCCGTCCTCGCCTCGCTTGCAGCTTGCGGTGCGCCGACGCTTGCCTTTGCCGACGACCTTTCCGTGCCAACGCTTCTCAACCAGGCCGGCGAGGCGACACCAGCGCGCGCACGGCGGATGCGCCACCACGGCGTATGGCCCAGCGTATAGCCGAGCGTCGCGTGCTTCGTCCCATAGATCCACATCAGGCAATCCCGCGTAGATGCCGCGCGGGTCGACAAACAACGCAGCAATCAAGCGCTTCTCAGAACAGCGAGCGGAAACATTCCACGGTGCGTGCTGCGCCGACAACCCGGCGCTGGCGGCAATGGCCGACCAGTGCCGCGATCGAAGCGCACGATCGCGCCTTCGATCTCTTCGCGGATGAGACCGAATGCAACGATCTCGCCGCGCAGCTCGAGGCACGCGCGCTTGTGGCGTACTGGCACGATTACGCGATCGCCGCGGTGCCAGATCATAGCGCGACATCTCGCGACAATTGCAGAACAGCCTGGTCGCGTTCCTGGCGCAATCGAGCGATGACACGCTCGTTCGCCTCAAGCGCGTCCAGGCATTCTCCAACCAGCAAATGCCAACTTTGTGTCAGCGCTTTCGACTCGCAAAGTACGCGGATCGCAGCGATGCGAGCAGCGTTCATCGTCCGGCCTTCAAATCATAGAAGTCGTTCGGCTGAACCTTGCCATGTGTCACTTTGTAGATCGCGGCGAATTCGCAAGGACCCGGATAGCGCGTGCCGTTCAGGTAGCGCTGTAGCGTGTAGTAGCCGACGCCGATTTGCACGGCAAAATCCGTCAGCGTTAGATTGTGTTTGTCGATGTAGTCGCGCAACTTCATTTCCGATCGATAGCACCACACGGCTTGCGCAGTCAACCACACTGGTGATACCCATGCAGCATGACTGAAACAGCACAACTAAAGAACGCCATTACAGAATACTCATCCACGGAAGCGGCGCTCGCCGAGCTACGCAAAAAATATGGAAGCGCCAAATACGATGTCACGACGTCAGCTGGCATGACCGAGGCAAAAAAAGCACGCGCCGAGTTGCGCAAATGCCGCACGACACTCGAGGATAAGCGCGTCGAGATCAAGGCGCCAGCATTGGAGCGCTGTAAGCTCATCGACGCAGAAGCCAAGCGCATCACAGCCGAGATCGAAGCGCTCGAAAATCCGATCAACGAAAAGATCAAAGCCGAGGAGGACAGGAAGGAGCAAGAGAAAGAAGCGGCCGAGCGCGCGCGCCAAGCGCTCATCGCCGAAGCTCAGCGGCAATGCAACGAATTGCGCAACGTGGTCGTGCAGTCGGTCGGTCAAAGCGTCGAGGCCGTGGCCAAGCTCATTGGCCAGGTCAAAGCGTACAACGTGCCAGAGAACGAGCACTCCGGCGACGTCGAGACGGTGCGCGAGCAGACGCTCCGACAGTTGGAAGGGATGCACCAACGCGCCGTCGAACAAGCGGCCGATGCCAAGCGGCTTGAGGCGGATCGCGCCGAGCTTGACCGTTTGCGGGCCGAAGCTGCCAAGCAGCAAGCAACGGCCGACGCAGCCGCCGCGGCCGAGCGCAAAAAGATCGAAGCCGAGGCCCAGGCGGCACGCGACAAGATCGCGGTCGAGCAGCGCAAGGCCGAGCAAGAGCGCCAAGCGGCCGACGCCGCTGCCGCCAAGGCGAGAGCCGAACAGGACCGCCTAGCCGCGGCCGAACGTGCCAAGGAAGAGGCAAAGATCCGAGCCGAGCGCGCCAAGATCGACGCCGAGCGCGACGCGGCCGAAGCGCTCGCTCGCCGCAAGCAGGACGAGCTCGCGGCAAAGGAGCGCGCCGCAAAGGAAACAGCCGAAGCCGAGCGCGTCAAAAAGCTTGGAGCTCGCGCGCTGCTCGAGCAATTCGTTGCCACCTATGGCGGCATGCCGGAGTTTCAGACGATCGCCGACGTGATCGCGACATGGCTCAAAACCGAGTCGGTCGACGCGACTCCGGCGAAGGCGAAGAAACAGGCGCGGGGTGCGGCATGAGCATGATCACCACGCCAGGCTATTACGACATCTCTCTCGCCGACTATCTTGCCGACCCTTGTCCAACCCCTGCCCTATCAACCGACGTCGTGCACACGCTGTTCTACGAAACGGCGAAGCATGCACAGTTGCGCCATCCGCGTTTGAAAGGCGAGCGCGGCGATGCCACGCCGCGTGCTGACATCGGTTCGGCCGTGCACGAACTCACGCGCGGCCACACCGAACTAGTCGTCTACGCGCCGCCTGAATTCGAGGATTGGAAAAAGAAAGCGGCGCAAGAGTTTCGCGATACGGCGCGCAGTGAGGGCAAGATCCCGCTGCTCTCCTGGCAACAGATGCAGGTAGAATGCGCCGCCGGCAACGCGGCGGCAGCGTTCGCGGCGCTCGGCTCGGGCACCTTTGAGCGCACGATGATCTGGGAGGTCAACGGCGTGTGGCGCAAGGGCCGCGCCGATTGGCTCAGCAACGGGCCAGTGCAGCTCGGAGACGACTACTTTGCCGCCGGGGTAGATGGAGATCTCAAAACAGTCATGAGCGCCGAGCGCTTGGCATGGCTGCGCACGAACGTCTTGCCGACCGCGCAACGGCTCGACATCCAAATGGGCTTGCGCGACGAGGGGCACAAGGTGCTCACCGGCCATCAGCGCGGCATGCTGTGGCTCCTGCAGGAGATTGAAGCGCCGTACGAAGCCAGTTGGCTAATCGTCTCGCAAGCGATGCTCATGCAGGCGCAGCTTAAGATCGCGTACGCGGAAAAAATATGGAAGCGCTGCCTCGAAACCAACACGTGGCCAGGCTACGGCGCCAAGGCGATGCGAGCCGAACCGGGCGCGTGGGCCGAAATGGACATCATGTCTCGCATCGGTGCGGCATGAGTCGCGCGAAGAAAGCGAAGGCGTTCACTGTTCCGAAAGAGCCGTTTGTGGTCGTCTCTGTCGAAGATGAGCGCCCGGCCGATCGCTGCGTGTGCACGCACCTACGCCGGACACACAGGGGCTCATGCATGGCAACATTGTTCGGCGATGCCACGTGCGATTGCACTGAGTTTCGTAAGGCGGTGACGTGATGGAAGATTCCGAGATTAAACGCGGCGTGCGCAGCGGCGTGCACGTGATGATCGGCCTGGCCGGTGGCACGGGCAGTGGCAAGACGTGGTCTGCAATGGAACTGGCCACGGGCATGGCCGAAGGCAAGCGCTTCATCGTGATCGACACGGAGCGCGGTCGATCGCTGCATTACGCCCCGCGCGAAGGCGAAGCGGCTGTCCCCGGTGAAACGTTCGACTTCGATCACCTTTTGCTGATCGCGCCGTTCCGACCGGCCGCGTATCTGGCAAAGATCCGCCAGGCCGAAGCGGCTGGCTATCCGGTGATCGTGATCGACTCCATGTCACACGAGCACGCCGGCGAGGGCGGATTACTCGACTGGCACGAAGAGATCCTAGATCGCATGGCCGGAGACGATTGGAAAAAGCGCGACTCCAACACCATGCGTGCGTGGATCGAGCCAAAAATGGCGCACAAGCAGATGATGCAGCACTTGCTACAGGTGCGCGCGCATCTGATCTTTTGCTTCCGTGCCGAGGAAAAGATCGAGATCAAGCGAGAGAATGGCAAGACAGTGATCGCGCCGAAAGAGGGACCGACCGGCGCGCAAGGATGGATGCCTGTCTGTGAGAAAAATTTACCGTTCGAGCTTACGGCAAGCTTCCTCCTGAAAGCTGATCGTCCGGGCTATCCGATCCCGATCAAGCTCGAGGCACAGCATCGCATGCTGTTTCACATCTCGACTCCGGCCGGTTCATTGCCTGACCGGCCGATTGGTCGCGTCACTGGCGAGGCAATCGCCAGGTGGGCCTCAGGCGGGCCGGCTTCCGCGGCCAAGGCAGCGGCGGCGCCGTCACCGCAAGACGCGCCAGCACTCAGCCTAGGCGCTGTAGTGATGGCCTTCAAACGGGCGCAGACGATCGCAGAGCTACAGTCAGCCGGCGCAACATTGGCCAAACAGTTGTCGGAAGCCGACCGCGCGGCGGCGATGGTCAGCTACAAAGAAGAATTGGAACGAATCAAAGCCGCGGCGCCGGCCGAACGCGAGCCGGGTAGCGAAGGCTAGTCACTCTGTCGTCCACACGGATGATACGATGCGTGTCGCTAAGCGTGCGCTGCTCTCCTTAATTCTATTTGCGGCCAACGTCGCCTCAGGGAGACTGATGTAGTGTGACACCGGGGTACCGCAACGCCATGCCAAGCCATCCTCTGACGTCAGGATGATGTAGAGAGTGATGCGCGGCAGATCGACCATTCACCGACTCCAAGCTGAGATACATCCATATCCTAATGCCGTGCCAGCGGCGATCGTCGTCTGTTCAACTAGATAATATGTCGTGCTTGTTGTCGGCAAAAACTGAACGCCAGGGATTGTCAGAGTAATGTCTGCCGTCGCACTTGAAACAGTTGGACTTTCGACTTGTGTCAATCCTTTGCTCGTACCTGAAAATGATCCTGACGTTCCAGAGATCCCGACTAGGAAGTCCGTACCTGTCAAGCTTCCGTCGAGGCCGCCGACTGCGCTAATCTCCCAATTTCCAGCACCAAGCGTCAGCGATGCGATGTTGGTCGGAGTGTTGTTGCTTAGCGTCAAACCGCTCGGAGCCGTGACGCAACTTCGCACATTGTGCCCAGTGATACCGGTTGCTGGATTGGCCCCAACTGCATTTGCCACGATAGCTACAGTGGTGTGTGTTCCTATCGTTCCGATGCGAATGACCCCGGCATCCCCGGATACGCCAGCGTTAGAGATACAAATATTGTCGTGATCTGAGGTCGTCAGGCTAGCGCCTGCACCATAACCGAGCGCGAGATTTAGGCTTCCAGATAGAGGTCCTCCGACACCAAGCGCTTGCTGACCAACCGCAGTATTGAGGGTGCCAACAGAAATAGCTGCGCCAGCGGCCAAGCCAACAGCGGTATTGCCGCCGCCTGTAATACTGAACAGGGCCGAAGTGCCGATCGCCGTGTTGTTGTTCCCGTCGCCCGACGCCATTGCTCCGTGACCGACAGCTACATTGCTGTCGCCAGTCATGGTCAGGTTTAGACCAGCGCGAGACCCGATGAACGTACCATTGGTCATCGTGGTTGCTCCGTCACAAGCACGCCATCCAACACATGTGTTCTCCGCCCCAGTAGTCGTCAATTCGCCAGCATTTGAACCGAGCAAAGTATTTCGATCGGACGTCGTCTGCACGGAACCTGCGAGATACCCAAGCATGGTGTTTTCGGCGCCAGCGGTCAGTAAATTGGCGGCATGGTAACCGATCATCGTGTTGTTAATGCCGGTTGGCGCTGAAATTCCAATGCCAAAACTAGTTGTGAATGGACTACTACCACGCACGACGATCGCAGTGCCTGGTATGCCGCTGTCACTCAGCCTCGTTCCTCCTGTGCCGGAGAATGCCACTAAATCGCCGCTGGTTGACGACGTCGGACCAGATAGGCTCGCACTTAGCGTCACGTCTGACGTCAGAGCGCCGCCGCCGGTGAGGCCTGTGCCTGCGATGATGTTGCGTGACACCAGCACTACGTTTGCGCTTGGGATGCCGCTGTCTGTTAGGGTCGTTCCGCCTGTGCCAGAAAAAGCGCACAAGTCGGTGTTCACCGAGCTTGTCGGCCCAACGACAAGACGTGAGCTGTTCGTGAATGCATCACCAAAAGAAAAGCCGTTCGGAAACCGGATCTGACCAGGGCCCTCAGCAGCAGTGGCTCCACTCCACTGCATGAATCTGCGTGCATCACCATTCCCGTGTCTCCATGTCCACCATCCTGCATTGCCTGACGATCCGCTCTGAAGTGTAAATCCTGCACCACCAATACCACCATTGGCGGTGTCTGAAATATTGATCACGTAGTCATTAGAAAATGGCATCTGAACGAAGCTTCCCGACGGTGCATTCAGATCTCGAAACGTGAACTGTCCCCCGTTGGTCTGAACACCGTTAAAGATGCGCGAGCCAGTGGAGTCAGACGTAAAGATGAGTCCGGCTCCACCTATCACCTGACTCGGCGCGAGCACACGACTCAAGTGATCTGATTCGCTGTAACAACCGATCAACTGATTAGGGGCAGAAGCCCCAAGCATCGCATAGGCCCCCGCAAGATTGCTGGCGACCTCGCATCCTACGTAGTTGTTGCCAAGAAATGAATTATCATAAATGCCCCACAGCCGGTTGGAGTCGGCGTTGATTGATGTTCCAAGACCGGCGTTTGAATCGTTGCCCTGAACGTACACCCCATTGAGTCCAGATGACTGGAGCAGGGCGTAATCAACCAACCATCCGTTGCAATTGCTGTCAGGGACACCGCACTGAATGTGAAGCGCGTTTCCTGGCGCATGGTTGATATACACGTTTGAAATACGCGCTCCGGCTTTGAGCCGGATTCCAGCTGCGACGATTGCTTGCCACGTAACGCCACCGTCGGTGACGAATGATCCCTCCGCCGTTGAAGACCATGACGGTTCGCTGCCAGCGCTTGTTCCAGCCGTGGTGACCTGAAACACGACTGTGACATTTGTGTTTGTGGGACCGTACACTACAGTTCCGAGGGAATAAGCATGCGTTGCCTGCCATGCGACTGGCGCGGCTAAGTATTGTACACTGACATGATCGATGCTGCTGAAGTCGCCTCGACCGAGATCGCAATTTGGTGAGTGTCCGTTTTCGCATGGGTAATGCACGATGATTCCGCTCACTCCGGCATCGGGAAGGAAGATCGTGCTATGGGGACCATCACCTGTCAGGCGAACGCGTCGAACAAGATCGATCGGGGTTCTTAGTTTGTAGACTCCCTTGGGAACATAAAGCGTCCGGCCAGCGGATAGCCCTTCAATGTTCGACGAGTAGCCAGCCGGGTTTCCAGTCACGCCCATCGCCACGATGCATGCATTGAGCGCGTCATCTGCGTAGGTAGCGCCAGTGTTGTCTGCGCCACAATCCAGTGCGTTGCGCTCACCAAGCGACCAACGCAAACCACTTGCACCGATCGCCAAGATTTTGCCCAGATCGGCGACGTGATCCCAACCTGGCGGAGAGCCAGAACGGTCGATAGCGGCAGTCAACAAGGACGCGCTCAGCAGTACGGCAGAAACGATCAAAACGCGCATGGTGTTCTCCTGTTACGCCGCTGCCCAAGAGCCGGCCGGTTGTCCTACTGCGATCCACTTCGAGCCGACGGCGCGAATGCGCACGCTTGCATAGAGGTCCGTCGTTGATTGTGTACCGCCGGCAGAACTTGCGGCGCTGCCAAACTCGATTACGTCCGAGCCATTGGCCCTCAATGTTGCACCACCGGCGTGCATGTTGATGAGCTCGAATCCGAGCCCGCTGGCCGCGGCGGGAAGATTCCATGTCACGGCGCCGCCGGTGTTGACGAGCGTCTTTCCACTATCGAGGGCGGTGAGCGTTGCCGTTCCAGTCGCATCGTCGACACCAGTGGTAGCCGTTCCGCTGATAGTGACGTCGGTGGATTCAGTCGCCGGATTGTCCTCGACTAGGACCGAGGCGGCTGGCTTGAAATTGAGGAGCTTACGATCGGGCACCGGCGTTCCGTCGACCATGATCGTCTTGCCTAAGATGTCTGCGACCCACGCCATTTTTCACCTCTCAGGTTTGCGAACCGACCGAGACCCATGTGCCAGGTGTTCCGGCCACTGTGCAAATCTTGAGAACGCCGGCGGTTGTCACGTACATATCACCGATCAGATTCGGACCAGTCGGATCAGCATTGTTCGGCTGAATGTATAGTCGCGCATACTTGAGGCCTGACGTTCGTCCCTGCAGCTGCGCTGTTCTTCCGTTCGTAGCAGTCGAATCGGCGATCAATGCAGTTGCCTCGTCGCCAGCACTAGAACCGACTTCAGCGTAGACGCCAATTCCGGCGCCATTTGTGTTGTGTCGCCCATGGACTCCGATACCCGTAGCAAGCGTTGTTTCTCCGATCACCCCTTCGCCGTTGCCGCCTGCACCACCGCCTACACCACGCACGCCACAACCCTCACCGGAGTTTCCACCAGTGCCGTGCACGCCGTCTCCTGACCCAACACCCTGGCCAGCAACACCATTGCCATTGGTCGGTCCACCGGTACCCTTTACGCCAGCGGCTGTTGTACCGCCCGTGCCGGATATCCCCTCGTGACCATTTCCGCCTGCCGCAGTGATCGCTGGACGCGTGGCCGATGAATCAGCGGCAACCGATGCTGTTTTGTGCGCATCAAAGCCAAGATCGGTCTCAAGAGTTGCGAGCCTCGTGTTTACGTTCTCTGTTCTATTGGTGAGTTGCTGTGCCGTTGGCTGCCAGGATGATTGCGCTCCTGGATCGCCATCTTCGCAAACGGTTACTGGATCGGTGAAAACGTTGACCGGCGTTACATCTCTCATGCGTTCCTCATACCGTGAATGATACAAAACCACTGACCGAGTAATAGACCGACACGTGCACCTTTGACGCCGATCGCTTCCATTTTCGGGCCAAATACAAAAGCCAAGCGATGTCGGTGCTCGGTCCTATTCCGATGTACAACCCTGGCTCTCCTATGATCTCGCCTCCACCGATGAGCCATGGTAGCCATGGCGGATCGATCGCGCCGAAGCCGATCGTCAAGGTGTCTGTCCAAACAGCCGGATCGCCGGACTCGACGAACGTAACTAGCCCTGTGTCCCATGTCGCCGGCCATCCAGCCGCGCCCCACTGGTTGATGACTCGCAACAACTGGATCCCGGTACCTTGCTGCGCGTAGTCGTCCCATGCTGCGAAAAGTCGCGAGACGTAATTGGCCTTCGTCTCGCCTCTGAAGCGAAACAGATCGCGCGTGACTCCTGATTGCGCAAGCGAGTCCGGTGCTTGCTGCGGATGGCCAGGCAGGCGCGCGTAGAAAGCCTGGTTGGCGTACTCGCTGATCGCATCGGCGATGAGCCCGATCGCACCGCCAAGCAAGCGCCGTCCCCAAAATGCCCTAGCCCAAACGACACCGGAGATCGTCTCCCATACGAACCGACGGAACGTGTTTCGTGGTGGTGGTGTGTCTTGCTCAATAGGCATTAGGCACCGGGCGCCACGGGGAGCACATTGACGGTGATGGCCGGTAGATAGATCTGACCATCGCTCAAGAGCACATCGGAGCTGATTGACAACGTCACGCTCCTCGTCCCTTTCTTCGCCGTCTTCGCCGTCTCAAGCAAATCGTCGAACAGGATTCTTCCTTGCGTTCCCTGCAGCTTGACGCCACCGATTGGCTGCTTGCCGATGAACGTGAGCAGCGCCGCGCTGATCGCGCTCTTGGTGCTGTTGAAGCTTCCGTCCATGTCGGCGAGCGATGCGAGGCAATAGGCGGTGACCGTGAGCGCCGGAGTCGTGACCGTGGCGGCGCCGTCTGCGTCGAAGATGTCGTTCATCGGTCGACGTCCAATGCCGTCGTTGACACCATTCACAAAGTTTTCGATCGTCGTTATTTGACCGGCATCGATCGGCCCGAGGTCCGTTGCACCGATGAGCGTCACTGTGCCGTCGCCAGGCGCGCTTGCTATCTGAACACGCGTCAAAGCGGGCAACGCCTCGAGCGCCCACCCTTTGTAGGCCCCGTCAGTGTTGCTGTAACCAAGACGTGACCAACGGCCAGTGCAGCGATCCAGAAGCCTCGAATCCGATTCCTCGTCTTGACCTGGTGTCGTGACCCATGTGTTTGAATCAGGCACCAGCGCCGGATTCGTCGGCGTAACGCCGACAAGCGGCGTCCACAGATAGAGCGTGGTCGCTGGAGCAATGTTGCCGTTCGCGCCTGCGATGTCCGCCTTGAACTCGACCGACAACGTTGCATTAGGGCCGAGCGTTCCGCCCTCTGTGCATGTGTACGTTCGCGCGCCAGCAGTGCCGCTCGGACTATCCGATGCGATCAGATCACCGGCCGACCAGGTGTTGACCGGCGCGCCGGCCGAGCTCGTGAACAGGATCTGACCGATCGTCGACTGGGCCTCGAGACGCGTGATGCTGAAAAAATACTTCGCGAGCAGTGTCAAAAACGGAGAACCGCCCGACGTCGTCGCAGCTAGCCCAGGGAAACCGCCGGCAGCGACGAGCGAGATCGTGGCACTGAGCTTCGACCACACGCGAGCAAATAGCCGGATCGTGGTCAACTGCATGCCGCCGCTTTGCCAACTGGTGGTCTGCAAGCCAAGCTGCTGTAGGATCGCCAAGCTCTGAGCGAGCGCCTCGTCTTCAGTCAGAGGCGTAACCAGTTGTTGTAGTGTCAGCATGTCATGTCCCGCCGTTGAGAAGCGTCACAGAAACGTCGGACACCTGTAGCGTCAATGCGAACGGCTGACCAGTGACTCCGGTCCCAGAAATGCCAATCAGCGTCTTTCCGTCGTCTCCCTGGGTCACCGATGACTGCATGCTTTGCACGCGCTCGTCCTTCTTCCCCTCCGCGTCGATCGCGCGCTGAGAGAAGCTCGTATCAACCACGTCGGCGGCCATGTCACGCACATCATAGCCGTACCCTTGATCATAGAAGAGGCCTCCTGGCGGGCAGATGTAGCGACGCGCAAGGGATTGCTGCATCGCTTTTGTTTCGTCGCTCTCTTCGCTCCATGCTGCGTCGATGTCTTCGATCCCGCGAAAGTCTGTGCCCAACGTTGTCATGCATCACCGATGAGCAAGCGCGAGCTGCCACTTGTGATCATTCCGTCCACCGTGACTGGGGCGCCAGCCGTAACCGGTCCAGCGCTTGACGTGAGCGCCATTGTCAGAACGTTTGCCGGCGTGATCGTGATCTGTACTGAGTCACCATTGCGGGCCGTTTTCTTTGTAGGAGACACGTTTGTGTCTTGAGCCATTGCAACGCAAAACGGCTTTTGCGGATCATTGCCAAAGAAGCCGAGCGTCACTTGTTCGCCAGGGAGCATCTTGACCTTGCTGCCTGGAACGCCGCAAAACAATGGGACCTTGGTCACGCCGAATCGAGCGTCAGCGATCACGTTCAAAGTGCCATCGCCATTATCCGAGTCCACGCGCGCGTTGTAGAGCGCGGCGTATTTGTTTTGCGTCGGCGGCCGAAAGATGAACGGAACGAAGAACACGCGAGCCGAGAAGCGATCGGGGGACATACGCCAGCGAATGTGTCGGATTGTCTGCGGTGTGGTTTGCCCGTACAACGCGCCGAGCACCACGCCTTGCGGATTTAGAAGTTCTACCGAGCCGTCCACATCGGCGCTATTGATGTCCTGCACGCCGGTTGCGGTCGCCGCCGGTGGCCGCGCGGCGCGCAGCTGTAATTGACCGTCGCGCCCGATCCACCAGATAGCCGTAAACGCATCCGCAATCGCGTTGAGCGCTTCGGCCGCAGTACCAAGAATGCGAACGTAGGTGCTCAAAAACTCACCAGGTTGAGCGCCACCGAAGATCTCGCCGACCGATGTGCAGATCTGTTGCACGGCCGCTTGGATGCTCACGCGTCCGCTGTAATACTGATCGGCGACCTTCTTTCCGAGCCCGTTGGCGCCGCCGACTACCAGCGTGAAATAGCGACCACGATCCACAGACTCCGACACTTTTGCACCGATCCACGTCGTTCCGTCCTGCAAGGTGAACGTGCCAGAGAACGGATCGGTCGTGACCAGGTTGGCGACCCATGCACCTTGCTCGAACTCTTCGATCGTGGCCTCGAGCATGGTCATGGTGAAAGGTTGGCTCCTGGATTAGGCGATGCCGCGGCGACTGCGCCGGCGCCTTGGCGCACTACCTTGGTGACCAGGTACGGAAACCACTGCGTCATGAGAATGTCCACATACAGCGTTTGATCTTCCGGCGGACGTATTACCACACTGTCGACGATCACTTGGTTGATCCCAAGCAAGTCAGTGGCCGGGTGACTGATGAAGTAGGATGGTCGCAGCTTGTTCGTCGTCTTGGGTGTGACGTTAGACAGATAGACCTTGAGCTGATTCCATTGAATAAACGTCCACACCATGATCGTGGCGCGCACCTTCGCCGGCTCATAGCCTTTGTCGACGATGTAGACTTTTTGCGATTGGTTGATCGGTGGCAAGTGATAGGTTTGCGGCTCGGTGTAGTGCACCACATCGGTATTGAGAGCGACCGAAGCCTCGACCTGGCACAGGCCCGGCCACGTCGTGGGCAAGTCGCCGAGCCACAGCTTGTCCCAGTCGGTGACGTCAATCGACGTCGGCAACTGAGGGGCCGCGAGCTCGTTGACCCAAAAATCGCCGAACAGGCCCATTACCCCAACCCTTGCGACAAATCGCCGGCGCGCAAGAGAAGCTGCAGCTCTTGGCGCACGGCGCGTGCATTCTCTTGTGCTGATCCACCACCTTGCACGTTGATGTTTTCGATCACGATGCTCGCTAGCTGAGTCCCTGCATTGCGCTGCAACGCGCCCTGTTTGCCTGGCGCTGGCGCCGGCGTAGACGGCGGCATGATCGTAGCCGGGCCTGGGACGATTCTGTCCATGGCCCTTTTCCACTCGTCAGGAGAACCGAATACGTCTTTGAAAAGCTTTCTCGCCGGCTCGGTAAAAGAGTCGAACGTATCCTTGGTGTAGCGCTTCACATCCTGGCTGGTCAGGTCTTTCATCCCGACCCAGGCTTCGGCAAACTTTTTGATCCAGTCGATAACAGCCGGGATCCCTTTCTCGGCGAGCCACTTGAAAGAATCAGTGATGTCTTTAAGGATGACAGCAAACTCTTTGCTGTTCTGAAACTTTCCGATGAAGTCGCCGAGCTTGTTTGCGGCATCACCGATCGTCGGTCCGATCTTCTCCCAAAACTTCAAGCCGATTCCCTTGACCGCGTCCTCGATCTTTTTCTTTCCAGCATCAACAGACTTTGGTGACAGCGCCTCGGCAATCGCACCGCTTCCAATTTCGCCGAACTTCTTGAATGACTCTGGTGTTTTGCGTAGCTGTGCCTCGAACTTGGCGAATGCGGCCGGTTGATTTACGAGAGAGAGCAGGCGATCCATCTCTTCGTCGGCTACGCGCGTCGACTTGGAGACCGCTGCAATGTCAGCGCGCAGCTTAACTAGGCGCATGGCGTCGGCGTTGTTGATCACAAAGAGCGGCTCATCGCTTGCCTTGCGAAACTTCAGAAACTGGCCGCGCGCTTCCTCGAGCGTCATCCCAAGCTTATGTGCAATGTGGTCCACTGCGGCCATTTGCTTCGCGCCCTGGTTGTCGCCGGCCCACTGGTTGAACTCGTAGAGCGATGCTGTCTGCGCGTCGAGCGCTTCTTTGCCGAGGCCCATGAGGTCGACGGTCAATTTTTTGATCGTGCCAAATGCCAGCTTGGCTGCGTCACGCACGAAGAGATACTCGCGGGTGATCGACTTGACCCATCCAAGCTGTTTCTTGTCCTCGACGTTTTTCTTCTTGCCCTCGACCAATTCGGTCGCCTGCTTTTTGATGAGCGACGTTTTTTTAGCCGAGATCTGTTTGTGGAATTCGTTCACCAGCTTGGTGCTTGCACCGTACTTGTGCATGAGCGAATCGATCTTTTTTTCTTTGGTCTCGAGCGCGCTGATCTGTTTGGTGAGATCTTCGCTGGCTTTGGCGACAGAACGGACGGCCTGTGTTTGGCCTGGCTTGAAGATCTCTAGGTCGAACGACAAGCCCATGAGTCACATCCTACCACGTCCGTCGCGTATGTCCCTCAGCGCGTGTAGACCCTCTGCGAGAAGGATCTCGCCCACGTATGCTTCGTCACTTTCGGCGCCGTGGAACAAGGCCAACAAACAGCGAGCAGCACGGCCGGCGTCGCCGTGCGCCTCGCTCATAATTTTTTTGCGGTCACGCCACCATCGGCACCGGCGAGATCGGTGATCACGTCGATGAAGCCGTCTTTGCCTTGCAGGACGTAGGGATAACGGTCGAGCACTGCCGCCATCGCCGCGCGGTCGGGGTATACCAAGCATGATTGGGCCAACTGTCGCGCCGGCGCCGATCCATCGTTTCGCTTGTCGTACCACTGATCGTATTCGAGTCGTTGCGGCGGACGGAACACTACCTCGGTACCGTCCGGCGCCGTGACCATGATCAGATCGTTTCCGTGCTTCTGTTTCAGTTCTGCAATCTTCGCGTCTTCCATTGGCGTTTTCCTTGTCGGTTAGAGGACGCTCAGCACTCCGTTTCGGACGATCGGGATGACGGGCATGAACTTGATAACCTGTTTCAATGCCTCAGGGCCAGTGGCGTGCGTATCTTCTGGACCTTTGAGCCGCACCGTCAAAGCATCGGTGCACAGTGGCTCGCCTTCGTCCTGAAACGCGATCAGGATCAAGAGGTTGATCCCTAGCCATCCTGGCCCAAGCTGCGCCAGGAATTGACTGGCGGTTGACTTGCCCATGGACATGGAACCCTCTTGTGGCGTCCACACGCCCGACGTCGAACCGAGCGGGATCTTGCTCGTTCCACGCCTGAACTCGAACTCGAGATCTTCGCTGTAGCTGATCTCATCGATGTCAGCGAAGACCTCGGGACCGGTCGGACCGGTCAAGGTGATTTCGATCGACGCGAACGAGAACCGTCGACCGTTGATCAGTGGTGCTGGCGAAGCCATGCGGATCTCCTTTTACAGCTTGAGCGCGTAGAACAACGTGGTTTCGATGTCTTTGGCGTACGCAAGAGGCGTGATGCCAACCTTGCTGACCAGCTGGCCGCTGGTGATCATGTTGATCGTGCGATCGATCGTGTACTTGAAGCCGGACACATGACCACCGGTGCCGCGCGCGTTTGGTTGCCGCGTGAGATCGTTGGCTAGCTCGTCGGTGATCCCTTGCTCGATTACCACCGCGTCACGTTCATCGATCTGACCACTGCCATCGGTCTTAGTTCTGAACGAATCAGAGGACAGCGGCAATTGACCGAGGTACGTCGTTTTGCATGCGACGTCCATGATCCGTCCGTATTGAACGTCGGTGAAGTTGGACCCAAACGGCGCCTTGAGTTTGCCGCCGGCAATGTAGAATCCATCGGCGCCAGGCCACGTGCGCATGGTGGAAACGCCATCGGCATCGAGGCGTTGATCCAGCAAGCCGTCAAAGTAGACCTTTAACACGCCTTCGTCCGGACCATCGGCAAAGCGGGCAAGGTCGTTCGAGATCTTGACGCTCATCGCACGGATCGCAATGCCGGAAACGCACGACACCTTGCGGTTGCTGAAACCCTCGTAAGGCAGCGCGCTGGAACGCAGCACGAAGCCGTAAGCCGGACACACACGCGTGTTGGTCCACGTGCTGTCTTCGCCGTGGATATTGTCGGCCGTGTCGACGCTGCCAATGTCGCAGAACGTTCGCACGTAGCGATAGGTTGTCGTCAGCGCGGCGCCATCCGAGCCAAGAGCAACCGCCACAGCGGCGGCAGTGACCTTGTCCGGCTGTGACCCGCTGAGCAACCACAGGTGAAAGTCCTGCTTCGGGGCTGCCTCGAGCAAGGTTGCAACGGTGCCGAGATCGGTTGTCGTCGGCTCGGGCGGAGTGCATGCCAGCGAGTAGGTATCGCCGGCAACGTACGTTCCAGCCGGGAACGTGAGCGTGAGTCCGCTGTTCGGGATCACGTACGTGGCAGCCGTCGCGCGCACGGCCGAGATCGTGAATGGAGCGGCGTCGGCGTCGTGCGCGTCGAGAGAAAAAGTAAATGTCGACGTCGCAACCGCGCCGCCAGCGACAATCGTAACGAGCAGCTTGAAGCGATCGGTTGGCGTACCGCTCACCGTCACCGCCGGAGGACTGACGCTGCCAACCTCCGTGAGCACGACCCCGCTTAGTACGGCCGAGGCCGGCGTGTGCTTCACGCACAGGATCGGGCCTCCGCGTTTGTCGAGAGCAAGCGCGACGTCTTCTGCGAGCGGTCCATAGCCCAAGATCGTGCGCACGTCGGTCTTGCGGTTGATGGACAGGATCGTGTTGGCCGCACCGCTACCACCGATGGCGATGCCAGTGATCACTGGCGTCGTTGCCGCTGGCGGTACGATCGGAATGCCAGGATCCTGAATCGTCAAATTTTGCTGTGGAAACGTCATTGTGCTTGCTCCTCTCGCATGTTCGCTGGCCCGTGCGTTTGGCCCTTCGCTGCAGCCGAGATCGCCGCGGCGTAGTCAGCACCTGACAGCCGGACAGGCTGATGAACACGCCGCTCGTGTTTCGTCCAACCGTGCAGCACATCGGCGATCGCGTGCGCGCGCTTGAAGATCGAATCGTGTCCCGGGACGGTCGGATACATTTTGCCGTCCTTGCCTCGACGGTGAAACGTGTGGCCATGCTTCATTGCGAGCTCAGCCACCGTCATGTTTTGCAACACATCGCTTGGCTGCTCGGCGGGTTGCATGTTGTCCTTGCTCATCTTACTCCCCGTTCTCATTGATCGTTACAGTCTCACCACTTCCGTCGTCGGGCAACTGCACTGTGGTTTGAATCTGCGGGTCATTGGTCAACGTGACTCGCGTCGGCGCCGCTTCGTAAATTGGCAGGCCGATGGTGCTCACGAAAGTGACCACAGAACCGTAGCGCTCTAGACTGTCCTGTCCCACTTGTTGATCTGACCAAACTTCTCTCGAAAACTGCACAGCGGCATGCGCGACAAATCGGATTGAGCGCAAGGTATCGAGATAGATCCCTTCGGCCTGGGCAAAGTCGGCCGCGTCGCCCCCATTGCGGACCCCGTGACAGTGCCACTCAAGATCGAATTCTCGCACGTACAAAATACGCCCGACATCGTCCCACGCTGGCGCGCCATTCTTCTTTGGCACTCCGACACGGTCAGCCTCCTTGATGACTGGCGCGCCGAGCGGCACGGCTACCACGCGGTTGGCCGCCGCGTTCTTCTCGAGCTCGCGCCGGCCGAAAGCGGTTGCCACCATGCGCACCAAGGCGAGCTTGGCGAAGACCTGGTCTGCAATCTGCTCGGCGACGCACTTAGCCACGCGTCACCCGACGTTTCAGGATCTCGCTCATCCTGTGTTGCACGATCTCTCGCCAGCGCGCCGGTATGCGATCGAAAGGCAAGAACGAGCGTTTGGGCGGGCGCTCGCGTCCTCTGCTACGATCCCTGTCTCGGCCAAAGTGTTTGTTCCGATGACGCAGCCGATAGCTGCCGCCAGGCCCGCGTAGATGAGAGGCGCCGCCGAACTGGTGATAGATCATGTACAGCGCGCCGACGACGATACGAACTCCAGCACCGGCCAGGGCGCGCACTGTGATGGATTCTCGCCCGTGTCGCGTGTCTGTGAGGGCAGGCTCATGACGGCCGCGCTCGAGAGTCGAATCGGCAAGCTCTCTCCAGTGCCGACCGTAGGGATCCACTCCTCGATCAAAGTTGCTTTGGATTTCATCGCTTATGTCTTCGGCGATCTTCGTGGCCGCTTGCGATGGAACGCGCTCCAAGTCGCGCATGATCTTGGAAAATCGTTTTGCATCGATGTGGCTCATAGACCGTCACCGTCATCGTTGCGATCGTCCGTTCGACCGCCCGTGTTGATGCTCCAGTTGTTCTTTTTCTGCTCGCTGATTGCCAATGAGCCTTCTTCGTCGACGTCAGGCGTCGAGTCGAGGCAACCAAGTCGCACGAGCCCTTTCGACAACAACGTGAGCCAGTCGATCGCATCCTTGTATGAGATCTCGATCGTTTCGTTGTTGCCCGATCCCGGACGAAAGCCGAGGCGCTTGCTCAGGCGCCAAGCAGCGATGTCAGCGACCTTGGCTTTGAGTGATTCATCATAGGGCGCGACGAGCGGCAAGGTGTAGCGGTTGCGTATGTAGCTGTCAGCTTCGGACGAAGCCCACACTAAAGCTTCGGTAATCTGGTCGGCCGTTAGATCGGCGAACGCGTCAGGCGGGATCGTCTGATCGAAAAACTCCGCGTTGCTGGTGTACTGCACCGACAAGCATGCTCCGTTACGCGCGGGTGATGCGAGTGATCAGGTGCGGCAAGGTCACGCCCATGTTGCGGCGAACGCGCACGCCCCAGGTGAACGTGTCCAGGTCGAAGACCTTGGGGTCTTCGAGATTGATGCGCGACACCAGCTGCGGTGCGTCGCGCAACTGGTGAACGAACGGGCGGATCGGCCGGCTGACGTCCATCAGGTAAGAGATCGTCGGCGCCGTCGCGAGCTCGGGAACCATGAGCACGTCGAACCAGCCCTTGAGCACGTTGTCGACGGTCGCGGCCGTGGTGGTCGCCGTTTTCGGGATCGCGTAGGTGGTCGACTGAGCGATCACCAGTGCTTCACGGTACTGCTGAGGAGGCACGACCCACAGGCGCGGGTTGACGGCGAGCGGCCGGCCGTTCTCACCGATGCGCGAGGTCATCGCCTCCCACACTCCGGCAATGCCGTCGCCGGTGATTGCCGCCGTCTTGTCGTTGTCGAACGTCGTCGCGCCGGCGCCGGTCGCGTTGTAGTTCGGGTGGTCGGTGGCAAAAAACGCCTTGCCATCGTACCCGGTCGGATTGGCGACGAGCAGATCGGCGAGCAGGCGATCGGGGTGCTTGCGCGTCGCCTCTGCCAAGTCCGGGATCGTCATGGCGTAGAACACGCCGAGCTTGTCGTCCTCGACCTTCACACGCGGCAGTTCGACCGCGGCTTGGTAGAGCTTGTTCTTGAGCTCGTACTCGTGTTCGAGCAAGTTGCTCAGCGTGCGCGGCCCAAGCCACTCTTCCAGCGATGTGCTTTGCGCCTTGAAGCCGTAGACGACCGTGTCGCTGTCGCTCGGTACGTCGGTGCACAGCTTATCGAACCAAGTCGGCGTGCCTTCGAAGGCTTGCGCGAACTTGAGATCGACCGTGGTCCGCAAAGCATCGAGGCGCGCATTTGTGATGACTGCCATTTTCTATCCCTCTGTTTCGTGAATGTGATTTTGCGCGATTGCTTCGCGGTTTTACGCTTCCGAGGCCCAGACGCCTTGACCGCTGATGATCCACCACACATCGACACCGTCGGAGACGACCGTGGTGTGGTCGCCTTGTTTGGCCGTCGCCTTGGTGTTCCACCAGCCCTTGCTCGACGCCCCGGCCGATTCGACCGAGCCAACCTGGCCCTTGATCTTGTTCGTGCCGGTCGGGTTGATCTTGATGAGCGCCGCGCCGTCTGCGCCAGTGTTTTGGAATGTGACCTTTTGGCCGAGATTGCCGGCGGCACATGCCGGCAAGGTGAATATCTGACCATCGGTGAGCGACTGTAGAACGGCGCCGCTGTCGACCCCGTTGACCACGGGGTACGTGGTCGTCTTGACGGCGAACTTGAACAGGTGACTCACGATCCCGGTGAGCGCCGCAGTAACGCCGGTCAGGGCGCCGGTCAGCGTCAGCCCGGTGAACGTCGGCGAATCGGCCGTACCAAGCCCGAGGCTGTGTGCCGAGGCCGACGCGCTCGAGACGTCGTTCAAATTGTTCGCGGCGAGTAGCGCGCCAACGCTCGCGGCGCTGACCAAGCAGGGCCCCATGATGACCCACACACCGCCAGCGTCGACGTCGTACACGACGCCGGCGAGCAGCTTGCTCGAGTCCGTGCCGACCGTTTGGTCATCGGTCCAGTAGCAAGGACCGAGGCGGTTGGCGATCGTGAGTAGATGTCCCGCGTCGTTCGCCAAGCGAAAGATGCCCTGGCGCGTCTTGATCGTAGTGCCAGCGGCGACGCTCAGCTTTGTCTCTTGCGCGATACCGAGCGTATATAGCGCGCCAGACTGGCTCGCGTGAACCAAGGTGCCAGCCGAGCCAACGGCGACGCCGGTGCCCTGATAGATGCTGGCGCTGGTCGCCATGCCCATCTCATCGTTTTGATCGAACTTTGTCGCCTTGGCGAGCGTGGAAATTGCGGCTTGTGCGTCTGCCATGATCGTGATCTCCTGACGTTGATCGTCCAGAAAAATCACGCGTGGCGTCGCGTGCTTGGTTTACTTCGGTCTTACCCGCGGCGAATGCGTTCCTGTTCGAGGCGCTCGTCATGCATTTTTTTCTTGTGCGCCAAAACTTGCTCGGGTGTGAAACCGGCGAGCTTCGCGCTGACGCGATCGGCGTCGGTGAGCGCGACCGTTTCGGTGGTCGTTTGTTCTTTCGGCGTCTTGGGCGCCGAGGTCTCCGGCGCGTTTTTCAGGAACGCGGTGAGCACCTCGACCGTGGTTCCGAGCGCCCATTGTTCGAGCGCCTTGGGAATTTTGGTCGTATTGGCTGCGACCAACTGCTCGATCTCCGACTTGGATTGCTTCGCGCGGATGGCCGCGATCTCTTTGGTCAGCGTCGGCACAGCGGCCAGCGCCGCCATAACCTTGCCCTGCAACGCGGGCGGAAGCTTGGCGATCGCGCTCATCTCTTCTTTGTCTTTGTCCTTCGGCGGATCGTCCGCGGCCTCTTCCTCGTCGCCGTCCTTTTTCTTCGGCGGATCATCGGCCGCTTCTTCCTCTTCGGACAGAGCCTTGATCGCCGCCAAGACTTCCTCAAGCGTTGCATCTTCCTTCAACCCAAGAGCGACCGCGATCTTTTTCAGCTCTTCCATTTTTTTGACCTCGATTGAGAGCGTACCATATTTTTTTCCCGCGTGCTGAGACGCAGCAACAAGAGCCGGTGTCTCATGGGTCGCGGGTACAGCGCAAATGGCAATGTTGTAAAGGGCCGTGATCCGGCTCGTCTCTTTGTCGAATTCAAAGACAGGCGAAATGTAACGCTGCTTCTTCGTGCGCAATCGTTCGTCGCCGTCTTCTGTCCACGCAACGTTGACGGCCCAGAGCTCGCCGTTGCGCAGCTCGAGCTTGCACCAACCACGCGAGTCAGGATCGTAGGACGCCGATTCCTTGTTCAGGGACAAGTGCTCGAGATCGATCGAGCGATCGATGCCCTGCTCTTGGTACGCACCCATGACAAGCTTGGCGGCTTTGTCGTCGAACAGGTATCGGCCCTTGGTCGTGTCGTTCCAGCCGGCGGTGAAGATCCGAAACTCGCGGGGAGGAGTGTCGCCGGCAGAAAGTGCGATGCGTGCTCGGTTTCTCATACTGCCGGATCCACTACACCAGTGAGAACTGGAATGCCCATTTCTGCCATGATTTTTTTTGCGTCAGCTTGCAGGCCATGCGCCTTTAGCGCCGCATCGAGCTTTGCGATCGCGTCGCCAACCTTGGCGATCCCGTCCGCTTTCTCGCTCGCGTCTTCCGGCTTCTTCGTCTGCCATAGCGGCCACGGCGCCGCCGAGTATGAACCGTAATTCTGCATCGCCCACGGCTCGAGCGATTGCTCGCGCAAGCACGATGACAGGCGTTGCGCATCGAAGCGGATCAAGTCTTGCTTGATCGCGTCGTGGATGTTGCCCGAGGAAAACCCGGGCGTGCCTTCAGTCGTGACCAATTGGCCAGCGAGCGCGATCGTGATTGCCTCGTTAGCGTCTTTGATCTGCTCGCTGAATACGTCGCCTGATTTGCCGGTGCCGCTCGCCTCGACTAGCTTCAGGTCCCAACCCTCTGGCAACACGAGCTTGCCGTTCTTTCCCATGTTTCGCAGCTGCGACTTGAAGCGGTTGCGCTGCTTTTCGGTTCCGCCCTTGGCCGTCGTGCCGACCCAAATCGGCGAGCCGAGCGTCTCGGAAAAGTTGGCGCGGTCCTCGAGCGAAAAGTGTTTGAGCAACCACGGCAATGCGGTTGCAACCCACGCGCCCTCTGCCCACGGTCGTCGCGCGCCGTAGGGCAGGAATAGGATCCATTCGCCATCACCGGCAACAACCGGGTGTTGTCCTTGCTCAGTGATCACGCGCCAGTGTGATCCGTTCACTGGTTGATTGTAGTAGGTCAGCCAGCGCGGCGACCACGTTTGCAGACGGTAGCGATGCGGTTGTCCAAGCACGCGCGGCAGTTCAATGCGCTGCGCCAGCCCTACCCCGCCGAACAAGCCCCAAGCCAAGAGCTTGGCGACCTCCGACTCGTCATGCATTGCCGACCACTCGCCATTTCCTTCGCCAGGTTCACCAGCGAGAGCAGCGATCGCGTCGTCGTTCTTGCCGCTGAATTCCAGCGGCAAACCCAAAAGCCCATGCGTGCGCGTAGACAGCACGCCCTTGATCCGATCGTCGCGCATCATGGTCTCGACGAAGTCGGAAAGCTCGAGCAGCAAGCCAGCATCCGCGGCCTGGCGCGCTTGTTCGACGCGTTCAGGAGTCCACCCAGTGATCGTTGGCCGGTGCCAGAGCTCGCGGTGCGTGCTCGTCGGGCGAATGATGCGTTTTTTTGTTTTCGGCTCAGGGGCGGCCGGCGTCAACGTGACTTTGCGTCTCGGGGCCATTCACTCATGCATACACTCACGCGCGCTGGCGTGCTAGGGCGACATCAGGAGGCCACCACCATGGCACGTAGAACATTCACTGAAGAGACCGATCCGCCGCCGAGCATCGAAGTCAAAGAAGAAGCGCCGATGCCACCGGCGTCGCCGGAGATCACGCCCGAGTTTCCGATCGGAACTTACGCCGCTGACAGTCGCGCGGCGCAGATTGCCGCCGGAGAGCTTGCGCGTGGTCTGCAATGGTTCGGCTGGAAAACGACGATCGCAGACGGCGCGACCGCTGGCGTGAAGCAAATCACGATTCAAAAAGTGCGTTAGGGCCAGTCGGGCATTTCTGGCCCGTCCCAGTCATCGCCCTTCGTCGCGGCGCGCGCGTAGCGGCGATTGCCGCCAGTCATCGGATCGCCGAACGTTTGATCCATCAACCACACCGCGCAGACCAGCGCCGACACTAAATCGCCGTGCGCGCCGTCGACCATCTTGTTTTTGATCGATAACTTGCCGCCCTCGAGCGGCTTGCTTGTCGTCTCTCGTAGCTGCTCGAGCAGTTTTGTCGGCGCCATCGATAGATCAATCAGGCGCTCGGACAAGAGCACGCGCAGCATGACGTAGGACGTTGCGTTGTCGTCGCTGGGGTACTCGAGCAGCGGCAGCTCTATCGCATCGACGGTCTCTCTCACGGTTTCGATGTAGTGCAGATCGCAGGCGATGCCATCGGCGCCGCGCTGCACTGCGATGCCTGCGAGATCCTTGATCGTTGTCGAAGGCACAAGCGCCTTTTGTCCAGGGATCCGTTCCTCGCACGCCGTGAGTTTGATCTGCGCCTCTTGCTTGTCGAGCACGACGAGCGCCGAACTGTTCCGACGAAAAGCGAAGTCGGCGCCGGCGCCGGTGCGATCGATGAGCTTGAAACGAAACTTTTGCTGTGCCGCGGCTTGAATGAACTCCCAGGAGAAAAACTTCGACTCGTCTGAGCGCATCGGCTTGGCCGCGTACGCGCGCAGCCAGGAGATCTCGTCCTTCTCGAGCAGTCGCGTTTGCGCTTCGCTCAGCGTCGGATTCATGTCCCACGTTGAACCGTGAAACACGCGTTGCGTCTCGTCGTTGCCGGCTTGCGACATCTCGTAATGCAAACCCAGCTCTGCCCACGGCGCCGAGACGTACCAGGCACGCGCCCAAGGCATAGTTGCGATCGTGGGTTTGAGCGACGCCACAACTTGCTCGGCCGGGTTGGCGTCAAGCTCGCCGTCGCGCCACAGTGCCATCTCGTCGCAGAGAAATCCGATGCACGTGAACGACACGACGCCCGATAGCGACGCGGTCACCGCCATCACACCTAGGCGTGTGCCCTTGATCGTGATCTCCTCGGTTGTGTCCTTGGCGAGCTCGAACCCGAGCGCGAGCAGCGCTTTCTTGCACGTCGCAACGCGCGCCTTGGCTTGCGGCTTCTCCGCCGAGACCATCCCAAAATATCCGATGTCTCCGGGTGGAACATCATGCAGAGATCGAGCTTCGCCGATCTCGTTGGTTACCGTTGTGAGCAAGTCGGCGATCGCAACCTTTGCTGCGATCGTCGCGCTCTTTCCTCCTCGGCGACCGCCGGTGATCACGCAACCGAGTACGCCGCTCGAGTAGAATTCCGTGATGACTCGCCACCACCACGGCGAGATCTTCGGCCAATCTTTTTCGGCCAACGCGTCGTCGATCTCTCGGAGCTTTGCGAGGCGCGGGTCTTCGCTCATTTGAGCGCCAATTGCGAGATTTCGCGGTCGAGATACCAACGCGCCTTTTCGAGATCTTCGATCGTCTTCGATGGATCCTTGTGACCAGCGCGGGCGATGTATTTGACCGCATTGCCAAGACAGAAACCGAGACCCCAGGCCTCAATTACTTTGATCGCTTCGTATGGATTGTCGGCGCTGCCATAGTGCTGTGGGTGATTGACCGGGTTGCTCATTCAGCGATCATGCCTAGTGGCCAGCCAGAATCAATCAGCCCGGCCACGCGCTCGAGCTTCGCGATCGCGTCCTCTTCGCCGTGACCGATCAGGATGATTTGCCCGCGCGCGCGCAGCTGCACGTGAACCGCTTCTTGCGCCGGCTTCACCGCGCCGCGCACGCCATCCTTCATCTCGAGAAAAATCACCACGCGTTTGTACATGAGCACGAGGTCAGGCGCGCCGCCCTCCATACCGAGCGCCCTATCACGCGAAGCCTGAGCCGGCGTACGTTTCTGCGCATTTTCCAAACGCATCACCATCCAATCGCTTCGAGCACGAAGCCACTTGACCACAGCCGCTTGGCTCCCACTCTCGCGATATTTTCTTCCCAGTTTCAAGCGCACGGTGCCATCTGGTTTGCTGTCCTCGGTAGCGACGCCGAGCACGTGCTTGCGGCGCGCGCTCAGCATGTCCCCTTGCCTCGCACGCCACTATTGGCCGTTTCCCGGTCAATCGGCTTCTGCGCCTCGGCGCGTGCCGCCGCGAGCATGTCGTCTTGCAGGCCAGCCTGTACGAGCTCGGCGACGCTCCAGGCCTCGTAAGCCAGGCTCACCGCCTTGGCGACCCTAGCCATGCGCACCGCCACTCTCACGACATTCCCGGCCAAAACCTTGGCGGCAACCAGCGCCTCGGCCTCGCCACCGGACATTGCCCGCCCGAGCGCCGCGCCGCACGCCTGTACTTCCACGTGCGCAGCCCGCCACTCGGCCGCCAGAGCCTCAGGCACGCGTGATAGCACGCCCTCTATGGTCAGGCCAGCTTGTGCGTCTGTAGGGCTATTCTGTTCGTTTGGCGTCATGCCTGCACCGTGCCTTGCCGGCCACGACGGCGTCAACGTCCCCGGCCTCTCCACACCGGGGACATCTGCGGGGACGTCAGCGGGGACACGATCGGTGCGAGAAAACACGAGAGATAATGACATAAATGTAGGGTGTCCCCATTGTCCCCACTATTATTAGGCTCCGTCTATTCACATTCGGTGCTTTTTTTCTTTTCCCTCTCCGACAACGTCGATCCTTCAGATCGCTGATCTCCCCGCCTAGTACTATCCAATTTCTACGGTGACACCCGGGACACTGGGGACAAATGCACTTTCACGTTATTTTACCGACACTTACGCGTCCCCAGTGGTGCTGCCGGCCAGTGTCCCCGGCCGCTTGTAGGCCGCCCCGGTGACTCCGCGGTGACCGCGCGCGCAGCTCGAGGGTCCGATCGCGGTCACTCACGGAGTCACCGACTTGCGCTCACCGCGCCGCCGGTGCACGCTCCCTGACGGTGTTCCAGCGCACGGCGCCGGCGTAATTCCGCGCCGGCGTCAGGCGCGCGACCGTGGTAGCCTAGCCGCGGCGCCCCGCTGCGCTCACCGTGCGCCCGGGCACGTATGGACCGGCGGGGCGTCACGCTCGCCTTACAGCGCCGCCTGTGGCAATCTCGCCCCATGCTCCACCTACTCGCGCTGTTTACCGTACTGCTCGTGCCCGCCGTCGCGCTCGCGCAAGCCTCTCTCCCCTCCGACCCCAGCGCGCTGCTCACGTGGTTCGCGGAAACGCACGCCGCCGGCCACTGGTCGCTGCTCATCGGCGGCGCGCTCACGCTCTTTTTGCGCTTCGCCCCGCTGGTCAAGCCGCTGCTCGACAAGCTCCCCGCCGAGACCACGAAGTGGGTAGCGATGGGCGTCGCCATGGTCGGCTCGATTGCGACCGGGCTCATGGCCGGCGTGCCTCTCTACAAGGTGATGATCACCGGCGCGCAAGTCGGTGCCGCGGCTATCGGCGGCTGGGAGCTGATCTTGAAGCCGCTCCTCACGCGCTTCGGCATGCAGAAAGCGGCCGGGGCGTAGTCGTGCCCGGCGAGCATTTGAGCTACCCGGAAATACACGCGGTGTGGGGTACGGCGATCCTGGTCTACGACACCATTCTTTGGCCGTGGCAATTCGGCGCCGCCGAGATGTGGCGCCCGTGAAGCGCGCGGACAAAGACCGAGCGATGGCTGCGAAAATCGTGGTCCACGCGAAGACGCTGCCACCTGGCACCGTTGCCGCGGTGATTGGCAATGATGCTGTGCACGCCGAGCGCCTGGTAACGCTGGTCCAACAACTGGCGAAGCAAAGCGGATTCAACATTTCGCATGTCACGCTCAAGCCGGTCGGTAGCGATGATCTCGCAGCCGCAGACAAGGCGCGCGGGGTGACACATTGAGCACCGACGCCATCGCCATCCTTGCCGGCGTGTGCTTCGCCACCGGCGGCGCGCTCGGGGCGTGGCTGACCTGGCTCGCGCTGCGCCAGCCGCCGCTCGCCGCCGCGGGCTCGCCGACTGACTCAGCCGTGGTCGACGCCGTAGCAACTGCCGGCGCCCCGGCCGAAAACGCGGCGCGCGCGGCCGCACAGGAGATTGAGCATGCGCCTGACCCCGTTGTTGATGCTCGTGTTGCTGAGCTGCTCGAGCGCGGCCGCGCCGGCAAGTAGGCCCGTCGCGGCTAGCCAGGCGACGGCGCCGGCGCCGGCGTCGCAGCCCGCGAGCGCCCCGGCGCTGCCATTCGCGCCGGCGTCGCACCCCGCCGTCTACCCGTCGTTGTCCGGCGAGCAAGTGCGCCTCTTGTTGGCCGGCGTCGAGCTGGAAAAAGGCGACCTCGCGTCCGACCGCGATCGCTGGAAGGAGCGCGCCAAGCTCGCTGAGTCCTACGGCGCGCGTGAGGCGCAAGAGCTGCGCACGTCGCGCGTGGTCGCGTGGTGCGTCGGTGGCGTGCTCACGGCCGCCGCGGCGATCGCTGGCTTCTTCGCGGGCGAAGCTGCGGCCGGCAAGTTTGCGCCGGTGCCGCGATGATCCCGGGCAAGCGCTGGCGTTTCCCAGCGCTCGCGGCCGTCGCGGTCGGTCCGTTCATCGCTGCCGCCGAGGGCACAGGACAGCTCGAGTTGCCAATCAAATCGCTCGTCGTGTACGTGCTCGCCGGCGGTCTCACGGTGATCTCGGCGATGTTCACCGCGATCTTGTACTTTTTGAAAAAGGAACACGCGACGATCGTCAACGGCATCGCCGAGAACAAGGCGGCGCTGGCGCTGACCTCGTCGTCTGCTGAGACAGCGCTCGACCAGGCATCGCACGCGATCCGCGAAGACGTGCACCGGCTGCGCAATTCGGTCGCGGCGCTGTCGCTGACCATGGAGCACAACGCTGGAGAATTTCGCGCCGATCTCGCCAAGCGTGTGACCGTCACCGAAAACGCAGCGTCGCTTAATCGGCTGCACGAAAAGGTAAATGGCGTCGATCGCGCGATCGCGTTCATGCGCGCCAAGATGGGCTTGGACGAAACGCCGCGCGTGGTCGTGAGACGCTCCGATGACAGCGGTGACGGTGACACGTGAAGAAGGCGCTGTGCCCGCTCTGCCACGGCTGGGCTCCGAGCGGCGTTTGTCCGCTCTGTCGCGCTGACGCGTGGCAGTGGTTCGACGTGGCGATCGCCGTCGCTGCGCTGATCATCCTGCTCGCCATGGTGATCGTGTGAGGCCGAGCGAATGGTATGCGTTGGTGCGCGAACATCCGCCGGAACAAAAGCCGCGCTACAGGCGCAGACTCACGGTCGACGGCGTTGTTGCTGTGCGGCCACGCGCGCCGCGTCCCAGGTCTGGACGACCAGCGTCGCGCGTCGCAGCGCTCACCCCGCGAGAGCTTGACACCGTGCCTGGCGAGTGGCTGGACGATCAGGGCTTCGTGTACCCGGCGTTTCGCGAGCGCGCAGCGGAGATTCGCCGACGCAAAGGCGTGGACCGCGCGCCCGAGCACGTGCTGTTTGAGGCGTCGACGGCGCGGCGATGAGCGACTGTCCGCATCCTGGCTACTGTGCCAAGCGCGCCGGCGGCTGCGCTGGTCGCTGCAGCGGACAAACCGCCGGCGGTGGCACAGTGAGCATGAGCGCGAACGATGCCGAGCCCGAAGCGCAGCGAGAGCAGCCGAACCGCGCCGAGCGCCGCCGCGATGCGGTCTTGCGTGGAGCGCGCCGGCGAGGCAAAGGACGGAGATGAGCAATCCCAATGACGAAGCGACCGATCCGCGCGCCAGCGTCTTGCCCGAAGCCGCACACGAAGCCGCGCCGCCTGTGACCTCGCCGATCGACGAAGTCCCGCCAGCCAAGGCCCGCGTCACCGCCGCGCTGTCCTCGGCGCTGTTCTATTGCAACGCGCTCACCGCCAGTCGCGAGGCAGCTCTCGTGCGCACCAAGATCGACGAAGCCATGCTGTGGCTGTCGCGGTGCGCGGAATGATTCTGACCAACGTGCAGCACCTAGCGCAGCTCGAGGGCGACGCGCGCGCCGTCGGCGAAGACCTGGTCAGGCGCTGGCCGACCGCCGTCATCGTCTCGAGCCGGCGCGACGTCGAGCACCAGGCCGCGGCAATGGCCGGCAATTGCATCCGCCAGCGCGATTGGATCCTTGGCAACGACCACACCGTCGGTACGTATCGTTGGAGCAAGGCAGCGCAGCTCTGCCACGACTGGAGCTTGTCGCACGTCGATGCGAACGGCTACGAGCTCGCCGCGGCGTTTGCGCATCTACTGAACGCATTGCCGGTCTCCGAGCTCGTGAAGCTCTCGCGGCACCTAGCGCCAGTCACAGCCGGTGCGCACGCGCTTGACGTGCGCCCCATGCTCACCGCGCTCGGCGAGAGCCAGGCGGCAACCTGGCGCCATGGGCAACCCTATCCCGAGATGAGCGATGTCGGTCGCGAGGTTCACGCGTTCTTGCAGGCCGAGGCTGTGGCGCGCGGCGGGCTGTTTCTGGAGAGCGAGGGCAATGTGGTCGTGTGGCATTGGCAGGCGAAGGACTAGGTAGGCACTACCTAGTGCCTGTGGACAGCGCGTGCATGGGCGCGCGCAACGCCACGTGAGCGCTGTAGAAAAAGTTTCCACAGGGCGAGTGGTTTCGGCCAAACGCCGATATAGAAGCCGGTAGCGGCTAGAACAGAATGCAGTCGCCGCATATCGGCGCGCTCTAATTCACACGAGCCAACGACCCGAGCAATTGCATTCCTCATGAGAGCCGCAAATGCCGCAAGAGGCAGGACATATGGAACCGGCATCCGAAATCGTAGCTTTGCACACAGGACACGCGGCTGGGTTGCCGTCAGTGGCCGGCGTAAAGCGAATGGCCATGCCGGCAGGCAATGTGCGGTTGATCATTTCTGCGAGTCGAGTTCTCGCTCGAGCGATATACGCCTCTCGGCACTCATGGATCATCGCACTCAGCTGTTGATAGTGCTTCAGCTGTTGGCGCTCCGCTCGCCGCCCCCGGTATCTTCGTTTCGCATCGGGCTTGCTCATGGCCAAGCCGCCCCGCAAGTCGGACACACAAGCACGTCGGGCAATCGCCACGGACCAGGGCAGAGACAGCGCCACACGCCGTTGCGCATGAGCGATGATTCTTGCGACAACACGACGATCAAGCGCTCGACGTTCGCTATGTTTTTTGTCGTGACTTCGTTTTCATCTTTCGATCGAAGCATGGCCAGCGTCGAGCGCGCCGCCCGCAATGCCGTGTCTCGTTCGTCGTCGGCGAGAGTGATCATCGTGCTTGCTCCTGACACGCCGCGCACACCTTCGCTCGTATGCGCTCGCCGCTATCGAGCGCCACCACGATCCATTTGCTCTCGAGGCTCGAATGCACGGTCTTGCAAAAATGGCAGATGACGAAGCACTCTGATGCTTGGCCGGGTGATCCTCCGACTGGCGCGCGCTGTTTACGGCTCATCGGCCCACCATGGCGCGCTTCGCTGAGCCAAGAGGCGCGATGCAATCGAGGCAAACAAATCGGCGCATGTTGCCGTCTTGCTCTGGCCCGGGCTTGCCACAGTACCAGCACTGCACGCGTGCTGTGGTCGCAGCCGGCGCTGCCCCACCACCATGCTGCTCGAGCTTGGCGATCGTCTCAGGTGACAGCACGGTCATCGCCCAACCGCCGCGCATGCAACGTCGATCCGGTCAAGCGCCATCCGCCACAGACGCATGAGCGGCACCTTGAGCCGGCGATCGCCATCGCAATCGCCAAGGCGCTGCAAGAGCTGGCGTAGCTCGGCGCGGCGCGCTTCAATGACCGCGGCCGAATCGCCGATCGCGATCATCGCTTTTGCGCCTGCATCGCAGAGCGCATTGAAGTCGGGAGACGACTCCGTTTTGTTGTTGAGCGCAATCTCTAGTCCGGTTTCGATCATCTGCTTCGTTTGCTCGTCCATGGGTGGCGTCCCTCTCAAAGCGGTGTAGCGAAATTGCTACACGGCGAAAAACCAAATCAACGCCGTGGCAAGTGCGGCCACGGCAAGTAGTGTCAAAAGAAAAGCGACAAGAGCAGATCTCACTCTGGCATTCCCTCGGCGATCAACAGCTTGCGCACGAGCTTCGGCACCGTCGTCTCGCGTCGCTCGGCGATGCCTGCGATCGCATCCCATTGCGTGTCTGTCACCTTGCAGACCACGCGCTTGGTCGCAGCCGTTGAGCTCGCGGCCGGTCGACCACGGCGCAGAGTCGGCCTCGCAGCGCGCGCCTCGCGGTGGGCGCGGCCCTTGTCGGTTGCCCATGGCAGATCGTCGCCCGTGACGTACGCTGCCCATGCGCCGAGCACTTTGGCGAAAAAGTGCAGATCGCCGTCGACCACGCGCACCGACTTGATCTCTGTGCCGATCGGCAGCGCGACGGGCAGGCGCGGCGATGTCGAACTGCGCGCCGGCAATGCCGTGACCGGCAAGATCAAGCGGGCGTAGTGGCTCATCGAAGCAATCTCCCTCTTCCGGAGTCGATCATGTCGCGCCGGTAGCTCTGTTCGTCGCCATCCAAGTAGTCTTCTGGCTCGCAACTTGGCTCGCTATCGATCGTGCCTGTACCGCCGCAGTCGGTGCACGTGTGCTCGTCTGCGTCGCAGATGCCGCACGTGCTACCGGTGCCGTCGCACGTCTTGCAATCTTCCGGCTCGCGCTTCGTTGCTTCGAGGCTCATGACGCGACCTCGACGCAAAGCCTAGCACTGCGCTTCGCTGGATTGAGCCGAGCACCGTACAGGCACCACGCCGCACCGCTGAGCGCAGATGCAAGCCACGTGTTGCGGTCACGCACGAGCTGCGCGCGCTCGGCATCGGTGAGCACCTTTGAGCGGAGACGAGCGGCCGAGATCTCAAGCACGCGACCACTCGACAAGTTGCGCGCTCGCCAGAGCTTGCGCACGCCACCACGCGCTAGAGAGTCCGGCCGATGATACTCACTCATGATCGTGACCTCGACCAATCGCGCGCTGACTTTCGCGGTGTACGTTGCACCGATCTCGATGTCGCGCGATTTCATGATTGCACCATGCATTCGAGCCCGATTGACGCCGGTTCGCTCGCCAGCATGATCAATCGCAACCCGCATGTCTCTAGGTGCTCACGACGCCAACGAGCAAGAGCTTTAGGCATCGGCCAGCGAGCGCACATGCTACGCGAGCTGCCGCAAACAGCACAGTTGCATACGCGCTTGATAGAGCCATTCCGCACGATCCCTGTTACGCTATTGCGGCGCATCCACGGATATAGCTTACGGAGCGCAGCGTAGACGGTTGTGACGATCGCTTCGTGCTTTCGCGCGCTCATGATTGCACCTTGCAACAACTGCAATTCACAACGTGTTTGCCGCACATGATGCGTGACGCAGGCAGCAACTTGTGCAGGCAGATCGCTTCTGTAAGCATGTCGGTAGCCAGATAGACATTGCCATCAACAACGACAGTGTAGCGCGTCTTCTTCGTGCTCATGACTGCACCGCCGCGCGATAGGCTGCGCTGAACATGCCAACCGAGTACGCCAGGCTACGAACCGCCCACATGCGCGCAGCGTCGAAGTCGCCACGATTGAGCGCTTCGCGCGCGTCACACAGGCAGCAATGAGCAGATGAGACCATCGCGCCTTTTCCAAGGTGCGATCGGGCAAGTTTGATGACATCGATTGTACCGAGCGGCTTTTTCATGGTGGCGTCCATTGAGAAAGTATGCCTCATCTGCGATTTAAGTGCACCTTAAATCGCCTAGCTACGCACGATTTTTCGGACAGGTGTTCAGTGGTGTAGAGATTATAGTGTCTGAATCTACGGCTTGCAGTGGTCGGCAAGTCTGGCATACAGCGATGATGAGCAAGAAACGCCTTCGCCGCATCATCAGCAAGTGGAAGCATACCAACGATTACGATCCGAAGCGCAATCGCTTCGCGCCGCGCGGCAACTCAGACCCAACTAGCATGGAGTCGCGGT